TGCATAATCACGGCATTCATGCATCTTATTTGTGGTAGTATTTCCAACGTTTTCACCGTTTACATTTACGGTAAGGTTTGTAATATCAATTTCAATGATCATTTTCTTGTTCCTCCACAGCTTTAATAATTTCTTCGTAGGTAATTCCCTTAAAATGTTCATTAAACCTTCTTTTCACAATCTCTTGAGTGCGAGCATTTTTATAATTGTTAAAGAAATGGATCGCTTTTTTAAGAGTCACTCTTTTCCAATCTGAGAACCAAGCTTTAATATAGATTTCATTTTCCATTTTTGTACTCCTGATAAAGCGGTATGTTTCAACCGCATACGTTTTTACCATCTTTGATCACTTTTGTCGCTGTTGAGCCTCATATTATAAATGCTTTCCTCTTGGATGTGATTAGCAATTATTTTATACCCATTCTTATGGATGGTATGTCGAGCCTGTTTGATCGCATAAGTCAGGCATGTCGCATCTTCTTCAATTGTTACGATGCTTTCTACTTTAGTCTCAATGTCTCTAACAAAGGCTTTAATTGTGTAAGTGTTCATTTTTAAGCCTCCACAATTCCCAGCATTCTTTTTTGATTTTCTGATAAACTGTTGTAATACTTCATTGTGAAACAGTGCTTATACACTGAGAATGGGAATGCCCTTGACGGCTCTCTGATTTCCTTGCTTGTCTCTGTTTCGTATTCTGGTTTGAGGTAAAATCTGCTAGCCTTATCAAAATATCCGATCTTTTTGACTAATTCTTTTGTTAATGCTTTCATTTTCGATGTCTCCTGTATTGCTTAACTCTATGTATACTATTATATATTATAGATTATTAAATAATGTGAACTATATCACATTTTTAAATATTCCATCTTTTTAATACTTCAACATATTGACTGCTGATTTTCTTTTTCTTGCCATACTCATCAACACACCAGTCGCCTTTTTCTTCTCCGATCATGGTTTCATATCCTGTGATACGTGGATGTTTTTTAGTACCGCCCCAGACGGCATAGCGGATCTCAATCATATTCTTTTTTACGGTTTCAACGGTGATTTTTGTTTCCTTTTCAATGGTGAATTTACCATTGTTAAAATCCTCAACGTTGGACTCATTCACAGAGTAAAAATCAGTGCGGTTGTAATGGTTGCTGGTGTGATGCCAGCTGGATTTTCTCAAAAAATTGTCTTTTAATTGCTTAACAGTCAGCTTTTTGAACTTTGCAATATCGTCAACAATTTCCTTTATTGCGTTGAGAATGTCGCCTTTAGTCCACTTTGAAATAGGCATCTCACCGTTTCTGTATGCGTCAACTGCGTTATTGCTCATTGAGTAGTTGTGATATCCAGCCATTTTAAATCTCCTATAAACTTTTAGCTCTTAAAATCGGGCACATTGAGTATTTGCCTAAAGGATACACACATTCATATCCTTCATATTCTGATAATCCTTTACTGATACGGCACTTTTTGATTTTGCCGTCAAAAAGATCCTTTATTGTAATTGTGTGATCGGTACGGCTTACAACTTCATAATCCCAAGTTGTTTCATGATTACAGATTGAACTTATACTGTATTTTTTACCGATTTCAAATTTAGTCATTTTTAAATCTCCTGTATTGCTTAACCTTTCATATACTATTATATATTTTAGTATATTAAATTTTGTGATACAGTTCACATTTTTGAATATTTGCAAAAATAAAAATCCCCCTAAAATTAGGGGGACTAGGATTTATTTGTTTAAAAGCTTTTTAATTTGATAAAACTGTTCTTCATCTATCCAGAGTCTTTTATGATCGATTTGATCATCAAAAACTGAGATTAAACCTTTTTTTGTCAGTGAGCCAATTACGCCCTTTACGGTTTTTTGGTTCATTCCAAATCTTTCTGCCATTCCTTTAATGTGGCAAACATCTTCAAAAGGATAATCACCATTTTCCCAGTCTTTGGAAAAATCCAAAGACTCAGATGTGGAAAATGACTCAGCTGTAATTTTCAAAATTAAATCTTTTTCTAATTTGGTTAAGTTCATAATTTTGCCCCTCTTGTTAATACAAAACAACGATATACATATAATCTCCACCTTCACGTTTCATTGCTTCTTCAACAGTGTATTCTTCACAAGTATCAATATCACACAGTTTGAAATTTCCATACACTGCAATGGTCTCTTCATTGGTCAGATCAGCGGATCTGATGTTGGAAACTTTGGCTATCATTTCATTATCATAAAATTTTCCATCTTTGTACAAAACACACACCCAGCAAGGTTCAAAGCCATTCTTTAAGCAATCGTTATGACATTCAATATAATCTCTAGTTTCTTTTAAGGTGCATACTTCAACTATTTGTGAGTTTGGTAATTCATAACGTTTCATATTTGTGTCTCCTGTTGTTTAACTTTCTGTATACTATTATATATCTCAGTATATTAAATAATGTTAAGTACGTCACACTTTCAAATATTTGTGCAAAATAAAAAAGCCACCCAAAAAATGAGTGGCTTTAACATATAGTTCAAATCTATTATATCATAGCTTTCTTTACGTCTTCTCTGAATTGATCCATTGTTTTCCCGTATTTGGTTAATAGTGGTTTAGGATCTGCGTGATTGCTGGCTATTCCAGCTTTGTATCCCTCATAATGACTGGTTATATCAGTCAGTGGACACAAATTAAACTTTTTGCACAGATAGGCAAACAGCTCAACGGCACTGTTATAGCACACCGTAAAATCACCGCCCTTGCTAGACGGCTCACACATCTCAATTCCTATGTGTGTACTGTTACCTTTACCGCCACAGTGCCACGCCTTAACGCTCCACGGTAAACACTTGTATATGTCACCTGTATCAAAGTCTATAAAAGCGTGCACCGCCTTTTGTAACCCAACTTTGTCGAACTGTTTGACAAAGACTTCTGCCTTTGGCTGAGCACATCCCACAGAGTGCAACATCAAGCCCTTTACAGTGATTTTGGTGTTATTCTTATAACACGGATTATTGGTTGTATAACTCTTAATAATGTTCATATAATCAGTCCTTTGTAGTATAATAATTGTACAAATCTCCTGTGCTTTAGTCCCTTAAAAGGGGACTTTTTTTATCAGTCGATCATAATTGACTGTAGCTCAGTGTGAGTGTATGGTTGCATCATTCGATGTGTCATCCGCTTGAGTATTCGGTGCGTATTATGTGTATATATGCCGTTACCCAGATTGGCTGGTATGACGTTGTGCATCATATTTGACACATCCTTATACTTCTTTTCTGCCACATCTTCAGACAGTCTGATTAGTATCATATAATCATTAGGATATAGATATACTCTATACTCACTATCACCCATAACAGCATCAAGCATAATCAGGAGCTTTCTGTAAGTGTATGGTGTCTGTGATAGTATGTAAGTGAGTATTCTGTACCTGCGATCTTCAACTGTATCATCGTCATCTGGCTGGATGCCGATCATCTTTTCCCAGCGTTCACACCCGTAAACAGTTAAATAATTGATAAACTGATTATTCATCACGTCTGCGATGTGTGTAAACCACAGCGTATCAACTTCAACCTGCTCAGCGTTCATAATTGCTTGAATTTCCTTGTATTCCTGAATGAATAAAGGCAAATAATCAAGCAATCTGACACGGGTATTAGCTTGTATGTTAGTGACTGTTATTTTGATGGTCTGTGTTGCCGTTCTGCCGTTGCCAGCTGTAACAGTCAAGCTGTAAGTTGTCGTTACCGTTGGATAGACTATGATTGTTTCTGTAGTATCTCCAGTGCTCCAAAGATATGACTCAATCGTGCTGTTCTTGCAATAAGAATTAGCACCGCTTAACGTCACACCATCACCATTGACAATGCTCTTGCTGTCTGCTGTGATTAAGGCAACTGGATCGTATTCTGGCTGTGGATCGACATAAACAAACGTGTGAACCTTAACCACATTATTATCTTCATCTGTAACGGTTACAGTGTAGGTTGTGGAAATACTAGGATTAACCGTTATTTGTTGTGTAGTTTCCCCAGTATTCCATAAATATTTAAAAGCCATAATTTACACCTTTAAAGCATAGCCAATACATTTATTTGTGCTAAGTAAATAAATATCACTGCCTACTTCATAGAATGAATTTACGGCTGGTGTTGTAACTACTGGACTATACCACAAATAGAAATTGAATTTTTTATTGTCATCTGGAACATATAACTTTCTTAAATAAACTTGTCCTTCAGCTAATTTTGGTAAATTAAGAATGTGATTAGTAGGACAATGAGTTACATAATTCCCTAAGCTATTAAGCAAGAAATTAAATTCACTATCCCCACCATAAGAACTATTATAAAATTCATAACGATAATGTAATGAGTGTGTACGTGCCATAACATAAAAGAATGTAAAATAATCACTTGAGTTTGTAGTATTCCAGTTAATCCACACATCTTTAATGTAGTACGCATTATTTTCTAATTTATTGTTATCATTTACGATAACACAATAAGCATTATTATAATTAGCAAATATCATTTCTTTGTATAGTGGTATTTCTTCATTGAATGGTATAACTAAAGGACTTTCATTGTATTCATTTGTAGTTGCAGTACTACTACCATAAACTTGAAAATTACTGAAAATTTTCATCATTTCTAAATTCAGCACTGCATATTTATTGTTATTATCATCTTTAGTGAATAACAACCACGAGCTTTCAGTACCATCAACTAAAAATTTAAATCCTTGACTGTTATCACCCTTATAATATGCAATTACCATATTTACAATATTATCTGTATTCTTTTTTAATGGAACTACAAAACTATACTTACCGTAATTTTCAACACCATAAACACCTTGTAAAGTTCTAGTAATTAACGTTAAAGGACAATGTTTATCACAAATAGAATATTTTTCTAGTGCCATAGCTCCAAATCTTTCTGCATAATCCAAGCTATGACCCATACTCAATAACAGATAACCGTTATAGATATTAACAACCAAACAGAAATTTTGATTATTCAAACCTAAAATATACACATCACTTAAATGTGCATTGTTATTGAATATATGGGTGTTTTTCATATTGCTAGTTAAGGTATTATAAATAGGAAAACCTTCAAACTGTTCTGAACCGTGTTCAATTTTATCAATTACAGATAAACCAGTATTTTGGCAAATTAAATTAACAACACTAGCAACTAAACTATTTAACCCAACAGTGTTACACTCAACACTTATATTTTGTTTTGTAATTAAACCCATTTACTCACCCCTTATTCCACTAATGAACCACTTTCAAGTAACTTGCAACTATTGAAATTATCATCTTGACCATCATCAATAATTTCAGTTATATCATCTTCCACTTCAGTGTATTGTTTTATTTTTGAAACAAAATCAACATCTTCAATATTACCCACATAATCATATTTTGGAATAGCTGTTAATGTGACGCTATTATTAGGATTTTTAGTTTGTTGCACTTCAGCACTTAAAGTATATTCCATCAAATCACCTCAATTGATCCATAGACTGGCAATGCCATAACATCCAGCTGTAAATTCTTTGCCACGCCGTTAATCATTGTCTCTTCAATATCCATAACGCCGTTACAGGCAAGTATTCGTGTTTCTATTTGTGAAATTCTGATTATGATACCAGCGTCATCATAATCTTCCCAGTTTGTACGCTCTTCAAGATAGTATGTTTCAAGTGCATTATCTATTGATTCTTTGCACTTTTCATAATCGTATCCCTCAGCATAGGTTATCTTTGTCTTGACGTTAATCGGCATACTTGTAGCACATTTTACGGTTACAATGTGCCCAATCGGTGCTATACCAACGCCTGTTTGATCTTGTGTAGGATCGATTATCTGCTGAACAGTATCAATCAGATATTGACTAGGCACATTATAATCACTGTCACTGATAGTCAGTAGCACTGTGCCACCACCCTGCCACACTGGTGTGACCTTAACACCACCCACGCCTTCAATCTCGTGAACTTTACGCTTATAGTCTGCAATGTTACCACCATAGGGCTGTTCTCTGAGTGACAGCATGTAACGCTTTCTCAGGCTCTCATCGCTTTCCTCATCCTCAGCTGGTTTTAATATTTCGGTTATATAAGCTGTCTTTAAGCCTTGAATATACTGATTAGGAATAGCCTGCCCACTGCAAGCATTAGCATCACTGCCCAGCTCTTCACACTCACACTGATACACTCCATCGCTCAGTTTTTCAGTAACAACAAAATTGTACTCTTCACAGCTGAACACACTGCCCATAGGCACATCAATATCAGTTGGTGATGTTTCAAGTTTAACGACCGCCTTAGTCGCTGGCTCTCTGGTGATGCCCCTCTCACTTGTACGTCTTTCTAGGTATTCACCTGTAGATGTGTCAGCAAAGGTCATTGTCAGAATGTTATCAAGTTCAATGTACATCTGAGCCAGTTCTGCACACGCTGGAGCAATAGCATCATAAATAATAGCACTCTGTCGCTTGTCCATGTCATCAGGAACTCTTGCAAGCGTGTCATTTAATATTTTTTCGTAAGTCATTGATTCAAACATTTATACTTTTCTCCATGTCGAAATCTCCATAAATTGTGTGGACTGTGAACTCAACCGCCAATTCATGCCTTTTTGACGTGTCAAAACTGAAATTGTCCACACTTTCAATCCTGTTATCTTGTGCCAGTGCTTCAATTATTCGTCTCTGAACTTCTGGAATAACATACGTCATTGATTCGCCAAACAAATCATCTAATTCAATTCCATAATTCCAGTCATAAATAACATATTTATATCTTTCAGTGAGTAGAATCTTGTAACAAGTTTGTTTCATCGCTTCCAGATTATCGTTAAAACCGTAAATCCTATCTGTGTAATTAACCTTGTATTGCTTCGACGGCATGTCTGATATTTCCAGAGTCTCAGACAATGAATTTTCAATAGTTGGTATCATATTAAACCACCCTGTCTATAACATAATAATGTTTTCCACCTTGCTCTCTCAGCAATAGCACTCTATCACCGCTTAACAGCTTATGATGTATCAGGAACTCTTTTCTGCCCTTATATTGATGATTATGTGATTGATACATCGCATGACCTGTACCACCTGCTCTGTATTCTGTAAGGTGATCTACAGTCTCATCAGTTGTGTAATCTGTTACATTTCTGCATAGTTTCAGCTGTGCCTCTGTGAGTATCAGTTTCTGCTCAACTTGTATCTGCAATGGGCTTTCACTGATAACTGTACCAATGACGACAGCGACGGGCACATCTGCGTGGACTGCTTCAAGTGACGCCTGTTTTATAGTCTTCAATAAGTCAGTAAAATCAGCCATTTAGTTTACCACCTACCAAATCTAAATCCATTCTGTGATCATTGTCTGTGAATGTGTGAGTGCAACTTTCAACCAGCATATAATTGCACAATTTGATGTTATTTCCTAAGTCTAATTTTACCAAAATTCTAGATCCTGCACGTACTTTTATATTGCCCTCAACGTCTGAAACACTCAGTGATCTAGTTGGTGAGTTATACAGTTTAAGTAATGTTTGAGCCTTAATCTTACCATTCTCACCCTTTTTCACTTCGTCATAATACTGTAACACGCCCCATTTTTTCTGATTGTTTGAGTCAAACTCAATATAGATGTCACGCTCACCCTTTTCCTCATTGTTTGAGTACAGTTTGATTTTGTTGTAGGTCTTATCATCGATTGAACTTGAAAAGCTAAAATCACTGGCGTTGTAAACAGTTATGATAAAATCATTCACTTTCATATCTTCGAGTGACTTCAGCATCAGACGCCCAAAATCATCATAGAAAATGTATAACTGTTTACTGAATGTGAGTGTCTCATCCAGTGCACCCTCAATCATGTCATATAGTGACTGGTTGTCACATGGGTAATTTGGCAACGGGTAAGATGTGGATGCGATGTTCCCACACTTCATATTAAAGTCGCCAGCAATTGATTTGATTATCTGCGTCGCCGTTTTGTTGGCAAAAACATAAGTATCCTTATTCTTCAGATATCTCAGCTGGTCATAGCAAGTGATTGAGATTGTATCGTCTTTAGTAAAAGAATACTTGAAAATATAGCCCAGAAAAAAGTTTGTGTCTTTCCATCGTACTTTTACCTCTTGCCCCTCTTCAATAATGAAATTACTATCTTTCATAATCTCAAACTCAAATTTGGACGGTGTAGATCGTCTCTGAATAGTCCACTTTGCACCATCCAAAATCAACGGGCAATAATAATTTCCATCGTGTGATGTGATAGTTAGTGTTATATCATTCTTCATTCGCTCACCACTGGAATAATTAATTTTTGATTAGGGTAAATCAGATTTGGATTGCTTAACTTGTTAGCCTCAGCAATAGTCTTGTACTTCGCACCATCACCATAATATTTTTTAGCAATAGCCCACAACGTATCACCGCTTTTTACGGTGTACGTCTTGCTTGTTTTCTTCGGCTTCGGGCTGGTAGTTGTAGATCTACTTGTGATAGCTCCAATGAGTGATCCCAATTTGGATGCTGGTACATAATATTTTGGATCTTGATATTCTTTCAGTGTGACGCTCACCCAGTAATCACGCCCGTATTCAGTCGATTCTGTCACACTGTAATCTTCAAGTGTCACCTTCAAATTGTTAAACAGTCCACTGTAAGCTTGAATAGCACCAACAATGCCACTTGAACGTGTGACTACCAGCTGTATAGGATCTTTACCCTCTTTTATCTCTTGTAGGTAATCTAAAAAAACACTAGCACCGATAAACCCACTCTTATAGTGGGCAAAACTGTAATTGCTGGTTGGCAAAAGAAAACCGAAAGAAATTTCCTGTAATGGTCTTGACTTAATTACAGTCAACTCACCATCATTTATGAGATTGTAGACTTCATTGTTGCTCCCTGTGGATGTTTCAATACTTTCAGGAGCAACTGGTAACAACATTTTTCCTAAATAAACATAGTACATACTTAATACACCCCATCCGCACAAACCTGCATAGCCTCTTTAACACCTGTGGATAAGTTGTGGATAACTGAATTTAAATCCATACCATTATTGATGTTATTGTTGTTTTTCATTTCCACTTTAACCTCAGCCGTGGTAAATTTGTTTATGGCTTCTTTCTCAGCAATATCACGCAAATAAACTAAATTTTCCTTTGAAATATCCACAGATTTATTTAGTTTTTTGGTGTTTTTATCTGCGTTGTCAGTAATAGCACCCGTACCAGCTGTAATAGCACCTGTATTTTGTTCAACAGCTTTATTTATGCTATCTTCATCTGGAGCGGTAAAGCCACCAACCAACTCTTTGAGCTTGTCACTTCCCTTGTCGCCTAGTTCTGCACCTGCGTTAAATGCATCACCAACATCAACATATCCAAGTTCTGTGAGCTCAACCTTGTAATCTTTACCCTTTTTATTTTTGCCCAGATTTTCAAGTTTGTTCTGTAGATTAGTTATGCCATCTGTGATGTTTGTGCCGAACACCCAGTCAAGTATGCTACAAGCAACTTTTGCAAAACTTAACAGCCATGAGCACATCTTACCGATAAGATTAAGCAAGGCGTCCCCGATATTGTCAAAGCCACCACTGAACGCATTGACGATCCACTCAATCACCATCGCAAAAGGTTTGATTATTTGATTTATCGTTTTAATGAAAACGTTGGCTAATGCAATAAAGATGTTAGCAATGACTGCACCTGCACCTGCAATTATACCAGTAATGATCCCAAAACCACTCTGACACACGCCAGTTGCTTCAGCGATCCACTGACAAAATGCAATAATCAAACCGATTAAGATAATAATACCAGCAACAATCAGCATAACAGGATTAGCCATCATCACCGCATTCCAAACAGCTTGAGCCATCGCACAAATCATTGTCCACGTCTTAACAATTGCAAGATATCCAACAAACACACCCAACGCACCCACAATACCGTAAACCACTGGAGCAATGACTGACCAATTTGACTTGATGAAATTGTACACCCTTGTGGCGACAGATATCAGATTGTTAATCCATTGCACAACCTTGGTTAATACTGGTAATAGATTGGTAGCCAGTTCACCTGTGAACGCTTTCCAATTCTCTTTTAACAGCTTCATCTGGTTGGAATAACTGTCACTTGTACGGGCAAAGTCGCCTTGAGCATCAGCTGTGACAGACAACAGATAGTTATATCTTAACTGAATTTTTTCAGCTTGCGACATGTCTTTTGTGAGTTTATTGATGCCTTGTGAATAAGCATAAGCCTGCAAGTTAGCATCACTCATATTGATACCCAGTGCCTTAAGTGGCTCTGTTTCTCCAGATATACCAGACTTAATTTTTTCAAAAGCAACATCACCATTTAGGTTGTAGAATGATGCCATATCACCTGCAAGTTCTGTCATCTTCATTGACATGTCCATGACTTCATCGCCTGCAAGCCCAGATGACTTCATCATCGCACCCAACGTGGAGCTGTAACGTTTAGCTGATAATTCATTCAAGCCATAAGCGTTTAATGCTTGCTTGCTCCATTCATTTACGGTTTTGGCACTGTCTCCAAAAGTCACATCAACGACGTTCTGCACTTCGACCAAATCGGATGCATAATCAATAGCTTGCTTGGCTTGATAGCCTGCAAAAACAGTTGCAATGATGCCAGCTACACGCCCCCACACACCTGACAAATTATCTGTTTCTTCTTTGACTTCTTTGGTGTTTCGCTCCATCTTGTCAAGTTCGCTATTTGCATCTTTGACGCTGTGCTCGACGCCACTGAAAGATTGATTTGCCACATCTTCGGATGCTTCATTTAATTGCACAAAATTGTCAGTTAATGATGTCACAGTATCACTGATACGATCAATCGCACTCGTCATCTTGTCTCTGACTTGTAATGTAACGTCAACTGCCATAATAACCCCTCATATACAAAAATAGCCGTTGCTATTTCCTGCGACGGCTACGTAACTTTTCCTCTTGCTTCTTTTCTGCTTCAACTCTTAGATCGATGCATGCAATTATGAAAGCTTTTTCCTCAATTGGTAAATCCACAAAAACAGACGGCAAAATGTGAAATTTATTAAGACAGTAGTACGCATAATTAGCTTCACCATCACCGTCATTGATTAGTTTTTTGCTTCTTTGACCTTTTCATTGATGTCTTTTTCATCAGTAAGCTCACCGACAAATTCCACCAGTGAATTATATTCTTTTGGATCGTCGATCATCTCTTTCAACAAATCTTCTGGAGTCTTAACGCCATAACTATCCTGCAATTCCTTATTGAATAAATCAGGGAACACAGTCGCCTTGACGATCATCTTTTCCATATACTTATCTGCGTCAAGTTCATTCCTGTACTGACCATATTTTCCTGTAGGAACTGCCTTTGTGCATTCTTTTTTAATTGCGTCGCTCTCTTTAGTGGATACGTGTTTAAATTCCCACTCTAAAGGCTTCCCCTTGGCGTCGCACATGGACTTTGTTGGTGCGTAAAATCTATTAGGTTTTTGTACTTTATTTGGTTTTAAAAAAAGTTCTAAATTAGTCATCCTTTAAATCTCCTTTAACAAAAAAGTGTGTAGCCACTGCCACACACCACCATTATATCACATGTAAGTTGGATCTTCGTACTTCTCTGGAGAGTCATAATCCATTGCGTAAGCTTCGATTTCCTGCTCAATTAAATCGCCATCTGCATCGAACATCGACAACAGAACATCACCACTCAACACACAGTTTTTGTAAACTTTGGTTGATCTCCCGATGGATGTCGCACCATCTTCACTTGTAATCTGGCACTCAAAGTCTGGCATATATCCAGAGTCCTTGAACTGCTTAATTAGGTCATCGAACATTTCAGAAACCTTATACACAGTGAATGTAAGCTTGATTTCAAGTCCGTTTGATTTCTTGCCTGCGATCATCGATCCCAAACGTGGTACATCCACAGTGTCAACGCTTGCTGTAGCTTCCAGATTTTTTGCGTTTAGCATCTCATAACGGCGATCGCCAATGGTGCAAAAAAACGTCGCAAGCTTTGCACTTGGTGCATCAGCTGAATTAAATACTTTAGCCATTTCCTAACCCTCTTTATGCAATAATTGTCTTCATGTAAAGCTTAACCATAGTATTGACAACGGTCACACCTGCGTTAATCAGTACAGATTTCTTTGTGTCGCCCTGCTCAACCTTAACGTCATCAGAATCAAAGTTTTCCAACGCTCTAATGTCGGCAAGCTGTCTGCAAATTGAGCACACATCAGACCACAATGAGATACGACCATTAACATCATTTGGCACTTTACCTAAATACTTGGTACAAAATACCTTGGCAATAGATGTGGCAATTTCATCAATGATTCTGATTGTCTGATTGTCACAGAATACCTCACCATATTCATCAGTAATTGAAATGAATGAATTGATATCCTCAAGCACTCTAACATCATCACCAACACGATGGAGCACAAACTCACCTGCCTTGATTGCATTCTCAAGCTGTTTCTGAGTATAGTCTGTATTAACAGTAAGCTCACCATCATAAACCATATTGGTGCATGACTTATTGACCGCTGTCCCTGCAATGACGCCTGTAACCCACGGTACTAAATCAACGCTATTCTTAACATTGACAACTGAGATGTTATCAAAAGCCTTATTATAAACAACTGCCTGCAAGTAGATGCCGATCTCATCACGCATTCTCTTTGCCCAGTTGCAATACAAGCCTTTTACGGTTTCCTCATCGCCAAAATAGCCCACTGCGTTTGTATCAGGGAACGCTTCAAGCTTGTTAAGGAATGCTTGATGTGATGTTGTGTCAGATGTGCCATTAGTACCACCTGTCAAAGGCTCGCCTGCGGTTACTGTAAGCTCTGCGTCATCCTTCCAGATAACAAAGTCAGTATCAACAAGCTGGTCAGCACTCTTAGCGGTTTGAGTAGATACAATAGTTGTACCAACATAAACAGAAACATCAAACTGAGTGTCATCATCAACGTTTTTGGCAATGACAATCTTCAGATCGTTACCCCTAGTACCACTGTATTTAGCGGTTGCAAAAGCATTTGATGCCTTTTCACCATTACCATTCAGACGGTAAAAGTGTACTGTCTGAGCGTGGGCAAAAATTTCACGGATTGACTGCATTTCATCCGCTGAATAGTCATAACCGAAAATATCCATACTATCACGGATAAAATCAGTCGCTTCAACAGTGAAAATATTATTTTCTACACCCCAATTGAGATCTAGTGCCAGTGCACCCACACCACGATCACCAATGGTTGCTGTGGATTTCTGTGCACTCAAAAACTGAAAATATGCACCGCCTAAAATTTTATTTTGAACAATAAATGTTCCGCCACCTAAAGCCATATTACTTCACTCCATAATTAGAACTGATTAATTTATTGATTTCATCTTTGGTGTACTGCTTATCATCCTTAAGCACACCGTTTAAAAAATCCCTGTAATTCTCATAAGTCTTTGATTTTACAATCTGAGACTTAGTGAATTTTGTTTTATTATCTGATTTCATACGTCACCTTTGGTTTGTCTTCCATAGTCTCACTCTGTTCATCTTTTTCACCAATCAAGTGTAGTGTATAAGTACATGTCACAGTCAAGACGCCATCATTTATTGAGTTAGAAAAATCAAAACAATGAGCTATTTTAACATGTTTTAAACACTCGCTTAATCTTTCATATATCACCAAACAGTCATTATATGCATCCTTAGCATTGCTGTAATAGTGTATAGCATACTGATAACTATTCTTGTATGTACGTATACCCTTAATTCCAATGAGATCTTGTAGGCATAAAACGCTGAAAGACGGCTCTTTGAATCCTTGCTCAACAGTGCCGTTATATATTGCATATTTACGGTTATCTGCATTGAACTCGGCATTGATAGCTCTACAGATTAACCGTGTCAATTCGTCAACCATTAAGCACCTCTTTAATCTTTTTAATCACAACCTCTTTGGCGGTCTGTTCTGCGTGTTTCTGCACAATTTCACAAGATTTAGTAGCCATAAACTTACCTTCAACCCATCCCTTATGATTTCTAGTTCTGTGACCATATTCCACGTATTCAGCATAAGGAACAGCATTAAACAGTTGCACCGCCTTTGTAGTTGCATTTATATCATAAACGGGTGACACATCCCATGATCGTCTCAATCTTCCCGTTTTGACGGGTGATGCATCAACAGTCAAAGCCAATGCATCAGCACCTAAACGCTTTACAATGTCGCTTTTAAGCTCATCCAGTTCGCTTTTAACATCCTCAAAGTCATCTAGCAACTCATATAAGCCTGTGATATCAACAGCCATTCTCCATCAACTCCATTTCTACAGACTGGAATACATCATAAACGGCTGGAACGCCTGCACACTTATAATGTGCAACTACTCCATATTGAGTAACTTCAATTTTTGCACCCTGTTTAATCTCAATTTCTGGAGGCAAAAATAAAGTGATTGTCTGATTTACGGTTGCAATGTCATTTCCCTGCGATGCATAAGGGCTTGAGCCAATGGATACACGGCACGGCACATTTTCAGCGATTACAACATCTTCAAAGCTTGAAATACCGTCATCATCGACAACTTCAGTTTGATGTGTGATGGTACATAATCCATCGTATAACCTTTCAAGTGCACTTCTACGTCTTAAAATTTCAGCCTGCGTAAACATGCATACAACCTCGCCAATCTGCCTTTACAAAGCTCAATGTAAGTGTCTAATTTTGCACTGTCTGAATTGCTGTTATCGTAACTAACACTTGTATTGCCCATTGATACACTGGCAATAGCTCCAGTCAAATTGAGTGATGATATATCAAGCTGATTAAATGCTTTTTTCATCCCAAAAAACTCACCTATGACAGCATCCACAATGTGATAATTATACAATTCAGGTATTTCATCAACGTTGCACTGTATCATTGCTTCATTGATTACAGTCTGCAAACATTGAGCTATCATTGACAAATCTTTATCCTGAACTTCATATGAAAAAAACTCCAATCTATCCAATATTAAATCGTACAGATTAGAGTTATATTTTCCATTTAGAATTTCAAGAATTTCACTTCTTTCCATTCTTTTTCACCTTTGGTTTATCCTCAGCCGTTGCCACCTTTTCAGGCTCTTTAGCAACAGCTGGCGTCTGATAATGTCGTCTCAATAACATTCCCATATTAACACCAGCCTTTCAATTAAGCCTTAAAAGTGCCTAAAACAACCTTAGAGTCATTAGTGAGTGCAACAACATAATGCTCATCAATTGAGATTACAGATGTTTTCTTCAGGATGTCTCTATCAGTTTCAACGTTTACAGCTCTCTTCAGATAGATGGTCAAAGCTGGAGAACCAGTTGAGAACTGGTCAGCGGTAGGATCTTCATTCGGATCGTTGGTATCTACAACTACGATCGGATTGATGTAATTGCCAGTTTCATCCTTGTCAACACGCTTAGAAACGATAACAGACGCACCTGCAATAGTACCAATCTGACCATTCATGATCACTGGAGATGGATATTTATTCAAGTCTCTGAACTCTGGATCAAGTCTTAACTGAGTAACCTGTGACGGATGCACAAAGATTACTTTTGCAACTGGAGTGTCAGACTCATCCTGCAATAAGTCAATAGCCTTAACAATACCCTCATAGGAAATAGTACCAGCTGAGCCATCATACTTCAGCGATGCACCCTTGAGCACGTCAACGCAATCAGTATCAATCTTAGATGCAACAGCCATTGCAAGCTGATTAACTGACTCACCTACAGTGTCACCGTGAGCTGATAGAATAGCTTCATCAGAGATTTCAGTTGCTTTACCGATTTTCTTTACAGTCACCTTGGTGGTAGTTGCACTCAAGGAAACAGTGCCCATTGCAACGCCTTCTGCAACGTCTTCAGCGTCGCCAATATATGCATACTTTGGCACGGTAATGGTGTCACCTGCTCTGCCCTCAAGGGTAGTATCAACAGTTGCAATTCTTGAAAATTTAATCTTTTTAGGCAAGGTAGCACTAATCATCCCAGCCATTACTTCTGGATCGATTAAGTTGCCCAAAACGGTCATAGTATCATTAGCCATAATTTACACCTCGTTATTAGTTAGTGTGTTATAAGTGTCGGGATCGTTAGTCTTCAATTCTACCCTCTGCTTATAACTCATCTTATTAAACTGTTCTTTTGTGATAGTACCATTACCAGCTTTAGCTCCCACAACTGGAGATGCACCTGCGATCTTAGTATTATCAACCTTTGCATTAAACAAAAAACTAGAGTCTTCACTTTCTTTGAGTGATTTGATTTGGTCATCTAGCCCCTTAACAGTACCATCTTCATTCAGCTCATTTGCTGTGATGAATGGTCTAACAGCTTTGATATTCTTAGCACCTGCATCTTTTAACGCCAGTGTTATTGCACTCTCTAACTTAACAGCTTTCATTGCTTCAACACCCTTAGCGTTTTCTTCCTGCAATGCTTCAATCTGTTTTTTCAGTTCATCTGTGGCACTTTCTGACTTTTTCAGCTCGGCGATCTGATTATCACGCTCTACAATTAAGGCTTCAGCGGTTTTTCTCGCTTCGTTCACTTCGTCAAATCTGGACTTTGGAATATAACCTTTATATGCTTCAAGCACTTTATCAGCTAATTCTTCAGTCATCCCCTCAATCTTAAGCAAATCGTCCTTTTTCATTTAATATCACCTCATAATCACATTATTTTAACGTGTTTCTGTACACGATTGATTAACTTTCTTTTTAACGTTGGAAATGCAAAAAACAACGATATTTGTCACATTATACCAAATAACTTGGTACATGCACAGGTAGACGCAAATCGTCAACACATTTTTTTAGTTTTCTGTTCATAAAAACATCAGTCGCAATGTCCTTTGTGTTTGGCTGTTTTACGGTCTTCCCCAAATCTTCCCACAGCATGATTGCACTCGCATCTGAGCAAGCATCATCAAGCCAGTTTATAAGGTTTTGGATGTTGTCAACTTCAATCTGTTCAGTGCCTTTATTCTCTAAATCCAACGCCCACAAACTAATCAAAGTGTTTCCAGTGACTTTAATCCCTGTGGTTAAATCACTTGAGAACTGCCAGCCATTGTAAAACTGCTCATTGGTGCAATTCATAACATCATCAAAACTATAAAAAAGCGTTGACAAATCATCCGTTAAACCGCTTTTAATATGTAAATCCTGTGTGGGATCAAACTCAGTTCCTGCAAGTGACAGATATGAATATAAAGCGTATTGTAGCTCTAACAACTGTGATCGATATTTTGACCTGTCACGATCTAGGTATGCACTCACAGAATTACCAAATCCAAAATCATTGAAATTACTACAGTCTGGATTCTTATTTTTTGAACATGCGATCATGTCATCCAGCTTGCTTAATATTTCAGTCTTTGAGCTTGTCAATCATCTTCTCCTCTTTTTCTCCTGCAATTTCTAATATTCGCCTTATTGGTTTAGGGATTATGTCCCCAAATCCCGAACGCTCAATATTTTCTAAAATTGAGCACATCTCATTAAGTGCAAAAGCAAAGATTACAGCGGTTTCAATTTCTGTAAGATGGATTATTTCAGATAGTCCGTGAGATAACACAACGATGGTAATTATGATTACTTTCTTTATGATGCCTTTAAAGCCTATTTTTGAGCTTAATTTACGGTTATGGACAGCTTGCATTATACCTGTCACATAATCCACAACCATCATACAAAATAACCACAAAAAAGCATCATTCAGCTCCCCGAAGAGAAAACTGTAGATGCTCCCAATAATACCGCCAACAAAAAAGCTTGGTTTCAGTTCATTCATTACTTGCTCGATGACCATTTAAATACAGACTTAGATCCATCTACAATTTTGACACCACCACCACTGCCCCCTTGATAACCGACTGCCGTACTTGTGTTAGCTGTTACGCACTCATACATACCATCTGCTGGATGAGACGCACTACTGCTACTAAGATCATCATCGCCGTTATAATACAAATCATTGCTGTCATACACCTGCCCAACGACTGGAGTATTAGTTCCCCATCCTGCTGTTTGATAATATGCATAAACCAACTGCTCACCACTGCCATTTGTTAGTTTTGTTAAGTCGATATTCCCATTATTATCAGCTTCAAGTCCGTTGACTGACCTAACAATATTTTTATTCTTCCACTGTAAACCACCATCAGGGTATCCAACAAGCTCAGATGAGTCACTACCGTTATTAGACACTAAATGGAAACATCCAGCATAACCGTTATCTTTGCCACTTAACAGTAACCCTGAACCTTTCCCCCATTCAGACGCCCCACAAACAAGGTTATAACCATCATCACTGGCTTTGAATAACGCATTATTATTTGATACTTTAATCGTACCATCACACAGCATACCATTAACGCCGATAATGTGTATTCTGCCACTTTCATCCTCAATAATTCGTGATGTGTGATCTTGCTCTGATTTGTTAAAATGGAAATCTAAATAACCACCATGATTTGTATCACCTTTAAACTCTACACTTGAAAGATTTGAGACACCATTAACAGTGATACTATCATTGAAATTTTTATTGCCACCAATTGTTTCATCACCTGTCTTATGCACGACATTGTTATCAACGTCCATCTTAATCGAACTGACAGCTTCATCCAGCTTATCAGCGTTGTAATTAAAATCATCAACGTTATAATATTCGTCCTGTTCAGGCTTTTTAAGCTCCAGATTTTCTGTGTAATTCATAGTCAACCACCTCTAACACATTATTTTACCTTATTTTTCTTGGCTCTAACAACGTTTACATATTGCTTGATTAAGTCATTCAAACTCACATCATCCGCTTTTTTCGCATCCTCAACAACGTGTTTATTTTTCCATTCATCATAAGTTGTGTCACGTGATACAACCCTTACAGTTTTGCCCGTTTCATCATCTCTCGATGCTCTCTTTGCTTCAGTGTATTTGCCCTCTGGAATATATGGTGCTGTAGTACATCGACAACGTGGATGAAAAGGCGGTGCATTAACTCCGACTTGTTGATCTCGCACTGGATAATGTTCATGATCGAACGGTCTGCACTTCTCACAAGTACGATCGTCAAGTGTCACAACCACCATATACTCATCAACATTGAGCTTCTTAAATGCGTCATTTTGTGCCTGTGAGCACAAAAAAGCTTCTTCAGTGTAGATGAGTCTTTCAGCATTAGATCGACTTGTTTTCATCGTAGTTGCGACATTTTTGACCGTTTTGTTTATATCTCCTTTGGTCAGAACTAATTTTGACATTTCGTTGTCAAGTGTATTAATCAGTTTAGTTTTATTTGTCCAAATCCTGTCGCTGTAATGACTACCATCAACAGCCCATTTTGTGCCAACAACTTTTTTGACTTTATCCTCACTCAATTTTGCAACATTAAAACCGATCTCATATCCTTTTGAAATCTCATACATCGATTGATAATAGCTGTCCTCATATACTTTAGGTAGCAAGTCATCAAGGACATACTGATATTTACTCATGAGCTTTTCAACTTGAAATCTGGTTTCCATTTTCAACGCTTCCAGTTTCTTGATGTGAACTCTGGCACTAGCGTTTTCAAGATCTTTCATATACCTTTGATCTAGTGCGTTTTTTCTGCCATATTCGATGTACTCTTCCAAAGTCCAATGAAATTCTGCAAGCTCATCAGCGGTAAGTAACTTATGTGCTTCTTCAGGTGTTATCTCATTATTTACGGCTAATCGCTCATACCAATAAGCGATCTTTGCATCAATCTCCTTCTCAGCGTTTGCATAGTACTTTTTAAGAGTACGCACGGATCGTGTACTCTTATCATTCGCACCCTGTTCAACGGTGTCAAAGCGTTTTCTCCAATATTCTTCACTCTTCATCTTCATCACCGTTTAAAGGCTTCTGAAATTGCGAATTACCAAACTGCTCCATTGCTTCATCCTGCTCTTTCTTTAGCTCTTTTAACTCTGCTTCAACGTCATTGACGTATGGATGCTGAGCCAAATATGTGCGTTTAGACAGAATAGCACTGGATGCATTAACATCTTGAATAACCTGCGACTCATTAACCATCATATCTCTGTCAAAGATAACCTCTACAGTCTCATTCTCAAAGTTGCCTAAACCACTATTTGCAAGATGCTGATTTACAAACCACAGCAACTGCTCAAAACTTGCTTGATATTCTGTTTCAAGTTCATTAGCATCTAAATCAATTTGTGAATATACTGATTTGATGGTCATCTCATTTGGACTACCTGCACTCTTCAGCTCTTCAACGTCATAACCACGGCAATTATGGATTAATGCCCGTCTCAATTCTGACAGAATGGTCAAATAGTTTTGACAATTAACTTCAATCTGTAACGTATCAACGCCACCATCTGCACCATCAACAGTAGTGACTTTAACAGCTTTATACTGTGCCAGATTGCGCCTAAATTCACCTAAATCAGTGCCACCATAATTTTTCAGCACAAGGATACTGTTACCGCTGGCGTTTTCCTGCATACCGTCACCAAAGTTTGATAACAAGTCATTGATGCCGTCCTGCAATGATTTGCACTTCTTGAGTAATGACGTTTCATTGTTATTTGCCTTGAATGGTATCAGTGGCACACGATCCCAGTTATAAGGTATGAGTTCACCGTCTAAATCTGGACGCTCAAAATAATAGGTCTGATAGTCTGGTCTCAGTCCACCATGGTCATAGGTAAATCTATGTATTCCCTTGGTGTCATAAACTTCAACATATCTATAAACGTGTTCAGCGTGCCCCTCATAGCCTAACATCTCATAGTAACGAACTGCAAAATCAAGCTCTGCATGGTCATCATCTTTCCAGAATGGTAAAATCTCATAAGGTTTAAACTTCCTTATGCAAAACTCACCACGCTCATTGTAATAAGGGTATAACCACCCTATACCGCCGTTGTATGTATCCTTGCCTAGATTTTTAAATGTTTTGTAAAAAGTTTTATCAAATACAGTCTTCAGTGCATCTGCATAGGCTTGATTTTCAGTTTTAAAAGTCAGCGGTTTACTCAGTAGGTAATTAACCTTTTGATCGACCATATCAGCATATCTATTGTCTAAAAAGCGGTTATTAGGCAAGTGAGCATCATTGACCATCTTCCCACCCTCAGCAATAACTAAACGCTTCTTAAATCTGATAGCCTGCTCATAGTCATAATATGCATCAGCGGTAATCATTAGTTTACGGTTTTTAGAGTTCAGCCACTTGCTCAACTCACGCTCCAAAAACTCTTTGTCATTCAGCTTGTCACCTGCTCCCACGTTCACAATATCAGACAAGCGTTTTGTCTCCATATCGGCAAAATTAAGCATAATTAACTACCCCTTGACTGGTGTCGCTGTATAAGTGTACCCATAGCGTTTTGAGTTGATTTTCAGCCACTTGCCTAAACCTTTATTATAGCGATCTATGGTGTCTGTACCCTTGATACCTTGTATACCTAACCCACGCTTTTCAAGTCTCTGAATTGCTTGATTAAATCCCTTGCTGTCAAACTTTGCACCACGCTCAACCCTAAAGCTGGCACGTGAACCTGTAGCTGTAATAGATTTAATTTGTGTAGAACTGAAAACTTTTAAATCCTGTGTGGAAAAATTAGAACCACTCGGATGATTATGTGTAACGTGCATATTTGGTATTAAATCGGGCGTCACTGAATGCTTCTTACCCTCACGATATGAATGAACATAACCCAGATCGTCAGTAGTAACAGAATACTCATGATTAGAATTTCTGTGAGCGTTTGAAAAGTTATCAAGTGCATCCTGTGCACTCTTAGCCCTGCCACCATTTCCCACCTGTTTATCAATACTTGAATTTCTGATTGATGGATGTAAGCGTTTTGATGGTGTACTCATTCCCTCATTATTACGCATTTTCATACGTTCCCCAGAACCACTACCAGAACCACCATTAAGCTCCAGATGTCTAAAATGGTCATTTGGTAAGTTTTCAAGTATTGTGATAAGCTTCACACCGTCAATTTCAAACTGCAATGCATCATCAAGTGTTTTGTGAGTGTATTCAACGTCAAGATCGCTGTCCCAGATGGTATAACCTTGTCTGTACAATGTATAACGATCGTTAATTTCCCAGCAATTTATTTCACGTCTTAAAACACGTCTAAATTCATCTAATCTCATATGTTTGCTTCCCGTTCCTTACATCGTAATAGTGTGGAATATGTATAATTTTCACACCGCCTACATCAATGTTATCTGGCATCGATCCATACATCAAAATTGCTTTAGGCTCTAATCGTTTCAGTGTTTCATTAAAGCCCTTTTTAAACAATTCTTTGGCTATAGGATCTTGCTGTGTTCCCGTTTTGCCTATTGCAATTATACTGTTTTTAGGCTCACCCTCAAAACAAAACTCATAACTGTCTGGCGTGCTCCATCTGATATTAGGAATAACCTTAATCCCTGCCTCATGCCAATAGCGTGCAACCCAATGTTTACGGTAGTGATTGAATATCTGCAACGCCTTTGGCATATCCCTGTATAGGCTAAAATCTGGAGCTATAACAGCATTGACGCCCAGCAACCTATCAAGCCACATGTCGGGCTTAGTCCACACAGTGTTAAACTGATAATCATAGCTGAATGTATGCAAGCATACGTTATACAAATCTTCAACCTCTTTAATGTAAATAAGACGCTCAAAGCGTCTAAAGTTTATCTCTGTAACGGCTGGTAATTCTGGTATTTGGTACTTACCTTTGCCGTTTAAGTCTGCAATATCAAAATTTTCTAATCTACTCAAAACTAAATACCTCTGGTAATATATTCTTTGCAACAGTATAGCGTAATGAGTCCATACAATGTGAGAACTCATGATCTGGTTTATCTGTCAGATAACCGTTTCTGTCTTTCTCCCAGCAATAATTGCATATTTCCCTGTAGAACTCTTTACATTTTGGATGCACAATGATTTTGTAATTCTGTATAAGCTGGATGCCATGATTAACGCTGTCACGCCCTTTTCTTGAGCCTTCAGCCCTTAAGCCCTCATCACATAACTCACGTATTGATTTTGGCTCTGCACTATCACACACAATACGCTCTGAACCATAACCCATTGATTTGATTTTCTCTGCAATGATTTTGTTTGTTACATTCCTTTGATACCATTCATCAAATACATAAATAGTCTTACTATTTGTGTCCACCATACAAGCAACAAAGGCATTAGGATCGGTATAACCAAAGTCAAGACCATAGCACGCTTTGATGTCTTTGATTTTCCTAACCTCATCAACGTCAAAATCTTTCAGTTCAACGTTTTCATATATCAGACCTTCAGATATACCCCACTCACCTTCACCCTCAATTCTGTAACGGCGTGGATTATTGATTTTCATTTCCTCAAACAATTTACGGTCACTGTCGTCAAGCCACTCGTTACACTGCCATGTAGTTGTGAGTGTGAGCACATTGTCAGATGGTACATCAAAGAAACGTTTTTTAATCCAGCAATTTGCACTCCACGGATTAAACGTCAGCATAATACGCTTGAAATATCCCTCTGGCATCTCACCACGGATGGACATGTCTAACTTGTTAAAATCATCTTCATTGGTAAGTTCATAAGCCTCCTCAATCCACACAAAATTGAGCACCCCAGTTGGTACGGATATAGATGTAACCTTCAGCCCGTCATCAAGTCCTCTGAATAGTATTTTTTGACCTGTTAAGATGTTAGTTATTTCAAGTGGATTAGTTGTGAATTTGAAAAAAGGCTCTAAACCTAAACGGTTTACAGCCCATTTTAAATCACTGAATTGTGAGTCTCTTATCGTTGTCTGATACTTCCTAACACATAAAGCGTTTGATTTATCGTATTCAAAAAACATGTGCCATATTAGCCATAGTGCGGTAGTCTTTGATTTCTTGCTCCCTCTTGAGCCTTTACAAATAACATAGCGTTTTTTACTATTCCAGAATGCACCATAACCGTGACCAACAATGTCACAGATATCAACGTCATATCTAATAGTCATCTGGCATATCACCCTTAATCACAACGGGTTTGATACTGTCAATCTTAATCTGCTCAGTAAAAGCCCCCTGCATCTTTCCCAGTGTATTTATTGCACTAATCACATCCTTGATTGCTGGCGTTTTCTTATCGTGGATTAACTCACCTTTGCTATTAGGTACAACAATTTCCTCAGTTGTAAACTGTCTGATTATCTCAGTGAGCTTTGACTGCATTTCTTGGATGTCGGCAATGCTTTCTTTTTGGTATTTCTCTTGTAGTTTTTTTAATTCAGTCTGAACGTTGATATTTGACAATAATTGAACAGCTATTCTGTTTGCTGTTTTTTCAGAATATCCAGCTTTCCTTGCTGACTCTGCACCGTTACCCGTCTTCGCATACTCGGTAACAAATTTTTTCTGTCTTGCTGATAATTTCATAGCTTAATTCTACCACACCGTAATATATCATTTCCATTGACTAATTTTGTACACAGCCAGATTATATATTTTATAGATGTTATCTACACTATAATGCATTTTGCAAGCAATATCACGCTTGCTCAATCCCTCAGATGTGTATTCTATCACTTGCAATTCATTATCAGTCAACAAATCAATAAGCTGGTTATATCTCTCCAGCTCACTTTTTAATTCCATTATCTTAACAGCTCGATTATATGTAACATCTGCAATATTCCCACTGCTTATGTGCTCATCATAGCTCAAGCCGTCAATCATATATAACTCTTCAATCTGTCGCTTAATTTCTTCGATATTTTTCTTTATGGACAACGTAATAACCACGCACCCCTTTCCACAAAATTTGTTTAACAGTCAAATTAACATCGATATTGTCCATCACTTCAATGATGTTAGCTTTTTTGACTTTTCTTTCGTACTTGTGATTGATATCATCGACAATCTCATCAAGTGTATATAACAGTTCACCACGATCGGCGTACCATCTCAAATACTCCTCGATCGCATCAATATTCCTTTTCAAATTATAGTATTGTTCGTAGATACTTAAAGTCATATTTTTCTCCTGTTACATAGGTGATCCATAGGTGATCCACTGGTCATTTTTTAACCTACGTCACTTAAGTCATTGATTTTAAAGGGTTTTTCTATATATTACATAGGTGACAATATATATTAATATATATTATATTAATTTTACTCATAGATTTCAAAAAAATATAAGTAATACTTATATATTTTAATTTTGATGAGTAAATTAATAAAGAAGTTAAAGTTACCTATGTGACCTATGTAACACCTAAAAACACATTATAAATCAATAACTTACAAGCAAAAAAAGTGACGTAGGTTATTTTTTGACCTACGTCACCTATGTCACCCACAAAAATTTACTGTCTTATTTTGTTGTACATCTCGATGCACTTATTGCGTTCTCTTATTGCTCTGTCACCTCGCTCAGCGATGGAAATAAGACGGTTTGCAACGTCTGGACTAAGTCTGCATCCATCTTTTCCATCTGTAACGCTGGCACTGTTGGACACTGATTGACCATTGACGTGCACCCCGTTAGCCACACGCCTGCGTAAATTAGCAATAGTGGCATCAGCTTTTTTCTGCTCATTCTCCATCACTCCATTCAATCGTTCGATTTCATTGTTTAGGTTTACGGTGTCGGCTCTAGCTTTGTTCATCTGCTCAATGATATCACCCTGCAAGCTCACTATTTTGATTTGCTGGTAGACGCACACACTGACCAAAACACTGATAGCAATGATGTATATTTTATCTTTCAACATATAACAATTCCTTGCTATAGGGTAGCGTTTTAGTCCACTCAATAAAGTTGGTATTCCACTCTTTAAGCCTGTGTTGTTTACGCTGTCTGATCATTGAGTATATATTTTCATATGATGCCGTCCATGTGAATCTGCATAAGTATCCCATAGGTAATAACTGCCTTAAAGCTGTAAATATTTTTACATCTTTAGTCCTCAGATATTCCTCTCTCAAGCTGTTCAGTGCGTCAATAACATCTGCCCATATTTCCTTCATTGGCTGTTCAACCTCAAAATTATCAATAGTGAACGGCTCAGCTGTGCCACGGTGCATAAATGAGCAACTGTTTCGGGTAGTTCCCACTTTGTAAGTGTCAAGCTCTTGAATGAAATAGATTGGAGCTGTGATGTCCACAGTCACAAATATTTGTCGCATGAATTTACGGTGTTCTGAGCCTGCTTTAATCAACCTCTGAGCAAGGGCTAAATCATTTGCTCCCAGTGTTTCAGTGTCAAAGTCACTATCAGATTTAGCCCAGCTGTTCAATGCGTTGCGTGCACTATAGACGGCACGTACAACGTTAAATACTTTGGTATTCTCAAACTTCATTTTAAAAATTCTCCCGTCATCAGATAATGTGCATAATTATCTGCTTTTGCCATATCTTCAGCACCGTTTTTCTTATTTGCTCTGAAACGGTATTTGATAATGTTACCCTTAAGAAATCCGATAAATTCCTCTTCAGTTAGCATAGCCTTAATTTCATCGATACATTGGTGTGTGCCCTGATAATGGTCTGGTGCATATACTTTGTCTGTCATACAAAAACTCTAAACCTCTTTCCATCAATACGCCTGTCGGCAACTGTTAAATCATAATATTTTTTAATTTGTTTAGTAAATTCTCCGTGAGCAAGTGCATTGATGCCTGTCTCAGTACAGTACACACTATACGCCAGATAAGCATCCTTTGTGCTCAGTCCGATGATATCCTCTCTTGCTGTTTCGTGTAGATATTGCAAAATAGGGTTATTCATTTCTTCAAAGTCTGTGAGTTCTTTCTGCGTTGCTTCGCATTGTGTGAACTGATTTTCCAGTAGTACACGCTTTAATCCATTGATGCCTAATTTGATTAGGTATTGAATAGCTTCATCTGTCTTAAGTTTGTCACCGATAAAGGGCACAAAGTCGGGATCTGAACTCTTAAATTGTGCGTTAAATGGAATAATCACTAAACGCCTTATAATTGCGTTGCTGTCTCTTCCCTTGCCTATTCTAGGCACATTATTGGCACTAAAAATGAGCTTAACATAGGGCTCAAAATTAAATTTAGGTTGTCCTTTCTGCTCTGCATCTATTGCCTCACCTGTGACTATTTTCTTAAAATCTGCACTGTCCCCGATAAACCCGTCACTGATATCATCTCCGATATTTGCAAGTTTACGGTACATCATAACAGTACTGAAACGGTCATTCAGTTTTTTCATATCCAAAACTGAAATATTCTGCTTGCCCAGCATCTCTTTGATCATGTTCAGATATGTGGATTTACCGTTACTGCCCGATCCAGTGAGTATAAACGCCTTACCTAGTTCGTTGCGTCTGTATAGACAATAGCCTGCCATTTCTTCAAGTAATGCTCTGATTGATTTATCATTACAACTGATTTTATTCAGCGTCTTGTCTGTAAGCTCATCATAAGCGTCTGGATTGTAGTCATGTGGTATGACGTTGGTGACCACTACATCTGGTGTAAACGGCATAAAATCATCATTTTGGATGTCCAGCAAACCATTTCTGAATGCGATGTATCTCGCATCTGTCGCTGGCGTATCCTCTCTGATTGACACTTCGATATAATCATATACTTCCTTTCTTCTTGCTCTGCTTAACTGCGGTAAATGCTGTATCATAGCGTTCTCAATCTCCAACGCTCCAGCAATATACACACCATCCTTATACATATGCAACTGGCTGTCAATTCTGATAATATGATGTTCACTAATCATATAATTTGCGAACTTATCAAATAAAAATTGATTTTTTTCAAAAAATACAGGTTTTTGAAAAGCTTCATCACGTGTTATTCTGTCAATATCTGCATCTGTCATCTTATCAGCTAATAAATAATTATTTATCAGTTTGATTGCCTTAACACTGTCATCCTTGCTTAATCCTGCACTCTGCAAGGATAAGATATAACTAAAGAGTGCACTGTCTCTACCGTCACCATTCTTCATGTCCAAAAAATCTAATTTAGTTGTAACTGGTAACAGCCACGCTGGTGCTGTCTGATATTCTTCACCATCTAAAATGTCGTATTCTGTGGGTCTAACAACATTGTTATATTTAAGTATTGCTATTGATGGTTTACTACCAACCTTGATATCTGCCTCAATGCCACAGGCAAGCTTGACGTGTGTCTTGCAACTGGTAAAACTGCCATCGTTCTTAAAGAAAAAATGACGCCCTCTTGTTGTGTGATTAACCTTGCACGCTAGATTTTCAGCTTCGACAATATCAAGTAAAATCTCCGATTGTTTCTCATTATCAACGTCGATTAAAACAGTATCTTCAGCCAGTACACCTGCATATTCTTTGGCATTCTTAACATCATCAAGTGTTTTGTATTCTTTACGGTCTTTGAATGTCTCGATTGCTTTTTTATCTTTGGTTAAGATGTAACCTCTAAAAAAATCCATTGCTTAAATCTCCCACTGCTTTAATCTCTTATTTGCTTCATCAATATACCACTGTTTGTCTAATTTTGATGGTATGGTAGCGTCAATTATATCACCGTTATCGATGAAACAACTGTCAGGTGTATTTGCAAATTTCTCATTGCTCCCACGACTTCCACCACACTTGTATATTCTACCGTCTGATTTATCCTTGCTAGCAAATACTCTATAACACTTGTATGTGTATTTGATGCCATTGTGTTCAACGTGTGAATATTTGCCAGTGAGCTTGACTAATTTCTGAAACTTAATCAACTCATTACAGTTATTGATGGTTATCTCAACTGGTATTTTCTTAGCCATATAATTAACCATAGCCTCATTGACTATAGGCAAATCATAATCAAGTTCTGATAACTCTTTGACACATGCACCCTTACGCTCACCAACTGAGCCGTCAAGCTCTAGCCATAAATAATTATTCACATCTTTCTGATAAATTTCAGATATTTGGTCAAGTGCCAGCTCAATAGTACATCTGTCGGTGCTCATTCTACATTCCCAGTCATAACAGATGTCATCTAACTGATTAAATGCACTGTCTGTGTCGGGTATTTTGACAATCAATCCATCAGTGTTTGACTGAATGAGCTGGAAACCATCAATCACTTCAAGGTGCTCGATTAAGTCTAATAACATAAGCTGTCCATTGATGCACATCATATTGTTATTGCGTGGATCATATGCACTGTTATATCTGTCTTTCATTGCTCCAGATAAGCTATTGAGCATCTGTTTATAAGGCAACTGCATCTGTTTATAGTGTTTTGCTTCAGCTTTAGTCTTTGCTCCCAGCTGTTTCATTTTCAACGCTTTACGGGTGTTATAAATCTTTGTATAGTTGTCATTGGTTGCTGAACGTGTCACAAGGTTATGAGCTATGAGCATTGACGGGTAATAATTATTGACGTCAACGTGGTAAATAGCACCCTTGACGTGAATAGGTTTGGACGGTGCACCATGTAAACCGCCAAAACCAAAAGTGTGCGGTACTCCAGCAACGTCAATAGTAAAAAATGTGCTATACACACCGTCATTTTTTATTGTAGATAATTGATGCTTATACCAATCTAATACAGCTTTGTATTTCTTAATCTTCAAACACGGCAAAAATTCAACGTCGAACTCATCATCACGCTCTTTGCGTACACAACCCAGAACAACACTGGTAATCTTTGCCCCTGTGTCTCCGATGTGAGATAACCCTAGATCGAACTCTTTGACAATATGCATCATTGAATTAAAGTCATTTTGTTTTTTCAAAAATACTTCAATTGTTGCTTCAACGTCATGAGTGCAATATTTGATTGTTTGTTCTATCTCTTCAGCTGTCAATTTACGGTCTAAATCAAAAGGTACATCAGTTTCTTTGATGTCCATCCCCATAAAGCCCTCAAGTGTCTTGAGTCCATATAATCGAGATGTACACACATCATAATTGTTGAGTGGTATTTTGTTAAACTCTCTTGATATCTGCCAGCCTTTCAATCCGTCTCTGATAATTCTGTCATTGACGTATTTTGGATCTAGTCCTAACAGTATTGACTTGAGAATGTACACATCATAATTGGATGAGTTAAAACCGCACCAAATATCATTTTTGTGCACTTCATAGAATTGTCTCAGTTGCTCTGCGTCATTGACAATGATGTGTTTTTCTTTGGCGTCTACATCATAAATGACAACAAGCCAGTCAATTTTAAAAACTTCAAAATCATAAAAAATCATCGTCAATCTCCTGTATAAAAAAGGTGCATATTTCAGCACCTCAAAATATTAGTTATAGTGTGTTCCCGTACTGCCAAAACCGCCCTCAGCCCGTTTTGTCTCAGCTTCGAACTCTTTTACTTCTTCAATGACTGGATGCAAAACGGGCACAAAGATGCACTGACAAATCTTATCATGTGGGTATATTGTTACAGGTTCAGTGCTCCTGTTCCATACTGGTACACGCCACTCACCTTGATAATCACTGTCAATTAAGCCTGTCAAATTACCCAGTACAATACCCTTTTTTGCACCCAATCCAGAACGTGGAATACATAGGGCACACATTGCACTATCTTCAATCCATAAGGCAAATCCAGTGCCTAGAGTGACACATTCCCCTGCGTGTATCATCACTTCATGATCTATGCACACGTGAATATCATACCCTGCACTGCCGTATGTCGCCCGTTTAGGTAGAATAGCCCGTGGATTTAATTTCTTAAACTTCATCATTTATCCTTTGCTATATCGTGACTATAAACAATATTTTCCTTGTACTTGCCTTTGCAATTCCACTGTTTCAGAGTCTTACATACTTTTTCCCCACCGATACGGGCACAATAATATTTCACACCGCCGATATTTTCTATAGTACGATATGACAATGTACCGCCCAGACAACCATCAGCATTTGCCACACTGCAACCTAAAGCGAATAATACACATACAATAAACTTATTCATAGTGACACCATAGTTTCGACTAGATCATAATATCTTGTAACATTACCCTCACAATTAACAACGAAAAAGGCAATTGCTTGTTTCATTGCTTCAGTCATTGTTTCTCCAGTGAACATATAACTGTCAAAACGGTTATTGCCATCTTTCAGTCCCTCTGGCGTACCAAAACATGCTTTATAGTTTGATGTGAACTTGTTTATTTGGAAGTGACCATCAAAAAACATATTAGCGATCACCATAAATTCAATTAAAGTGTTATTGTCTGGTAATTCAATCTTATTATTACGCATAGTTAAATCTCCTGAAAAAAAAAGGGCATGAGCCACGCCCCCAGTGTTGTCAATTAGAAAGGTATATCTTCTTCAAAGACTTCAGTGATTTCAAAATCCATAAAGTCTTTATTCTTTTCATTAGGTGTCTGTTTTAGTGCAAAACTGTACTTCTCATTAACAGCTTGGAAGATGTCCAACAGCAACATATTGTATTGAGTGTAACTCTCAAATTCCACGTTTACGGTTGACACATATTGACACATTGCTTTGAGTAATTGGTTGCACTTATGAATACCAAAGCCACTACTAATCACTTGATTTACAAATATCAGCTGATTTTTGTATCTACCCTCTAAAATCTTGAAACGCATTGCCACCATTGGCTTGCCAGTCTTTGACTCTTTGAGTTCAATGTGTGTCAGACTAACCTCATATGTACCTGCTGGAATAGGCTCATAGTTGCCACTATTCCCACCCTTTTCAGCGTCCTGTACATCTCTTCTTAAACCATCCAAATCAATTTCTTTATCAAATTTGTCAAAAATACTCATAATTTTTTCTCCTGTTACTCAGTTGTTGCTCTTCTGCGTCTTGCTCTTGGTGCTGGTGTAGGCTCTGCCTGCTCCTGCTTTGGTGTTTCATCTTGTGGATACCACTTAGGCTCTTCAACCTTTGGCTCTTCTGGCTTAGGCTCTTCAGTCTTCACTGGCTCTGCCTTTGGCACAGTATTGTAAACCGCCTTATATGCTTCATAAGTCAGTGGTATTTCATTAGCCTTAACAGTTAAGCGACCGCCACCAAATACAACCTCACTGGACTTGAATGACAGAACTCTGTCATTATCTTCAGCAACTGCACGGGCAACTATATCAACCATACCTGCAAGCTTATTAGCCAGCTTGTCCTGTATATTAGGCTTAATAGCACTAATCTTATCGCCTGTTTTCTTGGTCAAATCACGGCTTGAGTCCTCATGACTGATTAAGATTATGTTTTCATAATTTAAGTTCATCAATCTTTTAATGGTGCTCAAAAACTCAGTTCTGACCATATCCCACGCCTTGAATGAACTATCAGACTCATGACTTATGCCCATCTTGTCATACATATATAAGCGACAATATTCGTAAGTATCTTCAATCAAGTCGATAACTATAGTCTTAAAGTCATTCTGCTTTTTCTCAAGTTCTGCAATAGCCTCTTTGAACACATCCCATGCGAGTTTACGGTTTGTTATGCGTCCCTCAACAGTAACCTCATCTTTGATGCTGATATATGGTGCATCAACAAAATTGATGTTACCATCTGTATTAAGCATCAGAGGATCAGGGAACTGATTTGCAAAAGTGGTCTTACCACTGAACGGAGCACCATATATCCACAGTTTTCTGTTAGTTGCTCCAGTTGTGTCACGTCTTTCATTCTTTGGTAGTAACATACTCAAATCTCCATTTTTACAAAATAATTCATATTCACACCATCTGCATAAATTGCCCTCATTTTTTACAAAATCAGTACATTCAATGCAACGTTTAGCACAAGTTAAAAATTCAATTACTTTCTCAGGTCTGTACTCTACCTGCAAAAGATAAGGCTCAATTTTTTCACATTCTGATTTAATCCTCAATCTAAATTCATCCAGCGTTTCATCTTTCTTCAGTCTTATTCCAGTCTTTGGAATGATTACAAAAAATAAATTTTTTATTTTTTTGTCTGAATGCTTTTCAAAATAGTATTTATATAAATGTAACTGGTCACTCTCGCTGTATTTGCTGGCACTGTTAGCACTACAATACTTAAAGTCATACAGGTCATATTCTGTATCAGATACAGGCACTAACCAGTCAATAAAGCCCTTATAATCATCATCGTCGATCTCATACTCAGCTATTCCATCAGCTGGCACAATTGCACGTGCTTTACGGGCTATCAGTTCCAGCTTTACCGCTTCACTGATAATAGTGTCATCAATGATGTTGTAGTTGCTGTAGTAGTTATCAATGCCTGCCTTGATGCTTTCCTGTAGGCACAGATGCATCGCTGTGCCTAAATACAAAGCATTATCTGCATTGTCGGCTGGTACTGTTTCCAGCTTGTCCAGATACTTCAATTTGTACTTGTACGGGCAACTCACAAAGCATTCCGTCCGTGAATGACTGAACTTACCCATCTATCAAATCTCCCACTATGCTCTTAAAAGTACCAAAATCTATATAATGCCCGTCTTTGTTGCCTTTGATTTTCTCGTACACAATATAAGCTAGTGATCCACTCTGTCTCATCTGCTCAATCATCCGAATCTGCAACATTGACGGTTTACCTTTTGGAGCTTTCAGCTCAATTTCCAAATCCACGCCCTTGATGCTTATATGCAAATCGGGCAACCCTGCAACTGTAAAAGCGTTGCCAAATCTCTTCTCGTAATATCCCACAGCTGGAACAGTCATTTTTTGTTTGGGTGTACCTACTGCATACACCCCTTGAGACTGTAACCAGCGTTTTACACGGTTTTCAAAATTTTTCTCCTGCATTTCAGCCTTTCATTGTTTACAATTTTATGCATAATTTTTTCAACAGTCAATAGTATTTTAGTGATTTTTGTCACATTTTTCCATAAAAAGGGCATCGGTAAAATCACGCTTTTGCTCTAAAGCTTGATAGATAGCCCCGTCAACACTGTGCTCTGACTCCAGTATCCAATAAAAACAGGTGTTTTTAGTCCCTATTCTGTGGATACGCTTTTTAGACTGCTCAAACAAATCTGAACGCTCTGGCAATGAAAAGTAAATCATTTTATTGCATTTCTGGAGATTAAGCCCCATCGATCCTGCTTGATACTGGCACAACGTCACACTGTTTTCTTCAGCTTCATAAGCTCTTAAGTCTTTAGTTTGACCATTTACAATGCTCAAAGGTCTATCCCCTGCGACTGACTTGAGTTTCTCCAGCTCCTCATTGAAATTGTAGAAAATTACAAATCTGTCATTGCTTGACTGTAACAGGTCTTTGAGTGCGTCAAATTTACTGTTGTTGTATTGTGAACAAATCTGGCGTGCATATAGTCTTTTGGTCAGTGAGTTATTAGCAATAATCTCAGTGTCATCAATATCCACAATGCCATTCTTCATAAAGTCTTTATAAGATTTTGGTGTCTGCACTTTTATTGTTGTGAACACCTGCTCTGGTAACGTGAGCACATCCTCAGACTTCATAAAAATTGCACCATGCTCTTTGAGCATACGCTTAAGATGGTCAATATTCTTATACGGTTGGTATTTGTTAAGCACCTTAACAGGATAACCACAACCAAAATCTGCAAGATCCCAATTGATATAACTTGCATCATATGTACTGTGAGATATATCCCATCCCAGTAACCTGCACTGCGTCCATAAGTTCTCATACTTACCATTAACTGGAGTTCCAGATAGTAAAATCACATTAGCTGGTCTAAGCTTCATCACAAATCTGGTCTGTTTAGCCTTGTAATTCTGTATCAATGAACTCTCATCAAGCGTCAGAGTAAAATCACGTAACTTCAGCAACTCTGGGCGACGCCAAGCAAGCTCATAGTTAATCACGCCGATTCCGTTTTTAATCTTTAAAAAAGCATCAAAATCACACTTATTTGTTAGATTAAAAACGTCAATTTCGTAATTAGCCTTAAAATGATCGATCCAATCTTTGATTTTGGACTTCTGACAAATCAACAAATTGACAGGTGCTCCTAGCTGGTGCATCTTCTCTGCACCTACAAAAGTTTTCCCTAAGCCGTTCAACCACAGTCAAGATAATACGCAACTCTGTTACGGTCACTTGACTGTGATAGAACCTCCTTTTGATGTGGCATTAGTTGCATTGCAAATCTCCATATATTTTTGAGATATTTTCTAATATCTCTTCAGTTTTTGTTTCATCCACATATTCAGTGGATATTTCAATGACAATCTTCATCCGTCCATCCAAAATATTCATAGATTTTTGGCTTTGTCTGATATGCTTTGCGTGTTCCCCTAAGAATTTCATGAATGTACGCAGGTGTCACACCTAGGGCATCAGCCAAATCAGCGATGGACATCTGCCTTTTGGCAAGCTCCACCCTGACGGCGTTTTCAAATTTGCTTTGGTTTTTTCTCATTTTCAATCTCCATCTTTACAATGTGATAATGCTATGTTAATATAAATATGCTGAAAATATTCAACACATTTACATTTTACATGACGTCAAATAACTTGTAAATATTCATCTGTGAAAATTTTCAGCACTTAATAAAAATTTTAGAGAAAGGGTGATAAGTATTAACTTATTGGACACCGTAAAACAATTATGCAAGGAGAAAGGGATAAGTTTAAGAAAATTACAATCAGATTTGAACATGTCTCAAGGATCGATCTCAAAATGGAAATCAAGTGCTCCATCATACCAAGCTTTAGAAAAGGTCGCTGAATATCTAGATGTTTCAGTGGACTATCTACAAGGTAAGACCAAATTTAAAAATCAATCTGAGATGCTTCAGCATTTCGATCAAGTATATCTACCATCTGCATTGGCTGAACTGGTGGAAATATCGAAAAATCTAACCAACGAACAGATTAACCAGCTCACTGCCATAGCACGTGACATAGGTGATCCACTGTTCAAAAAATGACCTACGTCACTTAACTAATTGATTTATAAAGACTTTTCACTATGTTACATAGGTTACCTATATATTAATATATATTTATATTAATTGACTTATAGATTTTAAATTTCATAAGTAAATTAATAAAGAAGTTAAAATTACATATGTAACCTATGTAACCTATGATAACTAATTGATTTTTATAGCGTTTTTTAGCGTTTTTGGTGACGTAGGTTAAAAAATAACCTGTGTCACCTATGTAACGTAGAAAGGAATGAGGAAATGAAAGAATGTATTGAGTATTTGAGAAAGTCACAGTTTGACCGTGATTTTGCCGATTTGAGTATTGAGGAAACACTGGCAAAACACGAACAGTCACTAAATGAATTTATTGAAAAAACAGATTACACCGTAACAGAGGTATTGAAAGAGGTTGTCAGTGGTGAAACGCTGGCACAGCGTCCCCAGATGATGTTACTACTGGATAAGATAAACAGTGGCAATTATTATGGTGTGATTTGCAAGGATATTGACCGCTTGAGCCGTGGCAATAGTTTAGACAGTGGTTATATTATGCAAGTACTTAAGATAAATAACTGCAAGATTATCACGCCTGAGAAAGTGTATGACCTTAATGATGACCAAGATGAGCAATTCACAGACTTAAAATTTTTATTCAGTAGATTTGAGTTAAGTACCATTAAAAAGCGTTTAAACGCTGGACGTATAGGTGCGGTAAAGCAAGGTTTGTGGGTGGGATCTCACGCTCCATACGGCTATGAGCGTTATAAGTTGGTAGGTGAAAAGGGCTATAGTCTTAAGCCTATTCCTGCACAAGCTGAAATAGTTAGACTGATTTATGATATGTATGTTAATCAACATCTGGGTTATGTGTCCATTGCCGAAAAGCTTAAAGATATTGATAAATCGAGGACGTGGACTAAGGTTGGTGTTGCTGGTGTAATCAATAATCCTGTATATGCTGGTTATGTGAGATATGGATACGCAAAATATGAGAAAGTAATCAGCGACGGCAAGATTATAACTGTAAAGAAACACAATGATCCTGACAAAACTCCAAGATACAAGGGACGTCATGAGGCTATTATCAGTAAAGAATTGTATGACAAAGCAACTGCTATCAGACAAAACAGAATACATCCAAGTGTGAAAGTGCATAGACCATTGCATGATCCACTTGCTGGCATCCTATTCTGTGCTAAATGTGGCAAGGCTATTAGAGTTCATAGACCTGCAAAAGACCGTAAAAACCAACGAGAGAGATATGACTGTGTCAATACTTCCTGCGACTGTCGAAGTAGTTACAGTGATGATATTGAGAGTGCTATTTTGAATGAGCTGAGAAAATGGTTAAAAGGTTATACTGTAACAGTCAAAGCTCCTGCCGATGATATTACCAACTATCAATTTTTACTGGACAACGCACGCAATGAATTGACTGCTTTGGAGACTAAACAGAATAAGTTGTGTGAACTGCTGGAGAGTGGTGTATATACAACCGCCTTATTTCAACAAAGAAACGCTATTTTGACACAACAAATTGATGAGACTATAGAATGTATTACTGAGCTAGAGAAACGCCTAGAAACGCAAAATAAGCGTGTTTCTGAGCGTTCCCAGATTGTTCCCACTGTTAAGCATATACTGGATGATTATGACAAGCTGGATACAGAGACAAAAAATAAGCTACTCAAGCAAGTATTGCATAGAGTAACCTATTATAGACAACGTGGGACGGATGATGTACAGATTAAGATTTACCCTGTGTTGTCATCGTGTAAGTGATGACTGAGCTATCCATACACGTTGTCAACGCCTGCCAAGTAGACATGACTTGATGTCCCACCCTTTGTTTCTCCTGTCCATAAAAGTATGATAACTGACGCCGTAGTGTTGTGCCATCTCTCTGTAAGACTTATATTCATTACCAAGGTGATCTACAACCACACGCTTAACTAGTGCAATCTCAAGACTGTCACCGTTTTTCATCCTCTGCATTAACTTGTCATATGTGACACCATGATCTCTAGCAAGCTCTAAGCGTGAGTTGTAGATTTTACCATTATATTCAATCTTCTGTGGTTGTACGCCACGGTTAGATTTTGGAGTAGTGAGTGCCTGCTCCAGCGTCCACCGTTTAGTGCATAGTCTGTGGGAAAGTAATGATCTGGTTAAGCCGTATGCTTCAGCCATATCAGCCATCGAGTTATACTTATTTCCCAAGTGATCTTTAACCATTTTTTACTCCATAAAATCATCATACATTCTGTCTATGTGATAGTGTATTTCAAGCATACCACCATCTTCAAGCTTAAACTTACATACGCCTTTGGAGTGTGTTTCAGCAAATTTAATCACACTATCTATCATATCATTAAATCTACCTTCACTTACAATCTGCACAGCCTGCTGTTTTGATATCTGTTGTCCCATCAGATATATTTCCACGTTTATCATACGCTATAATTACCTTGCCCTGTTTAAGTGTTTCTTTTACATCAATAACCCTTTGATTTGTGCTACCTCTATATAAAAGCTGTTTGTCTTTCTGCTCTTCAACATATTCGCCATCAATGAGTATATCAACATATTGTAATATTTCTTTTTGCTCTGGTGTGAGATCTTCATACACAAACCCAGTCCACAGCCAGATGTCGCCGTGTGTTTCTGTCTTTACACGTTTACAGAGTTGTTTTACGGTTTCAAGGTTGTAATCTTCAAGTGGTTCACCGCCACTGATTGACAGCCCTCTGCGTCTGATACGCTCATCATTAAGCATTTCAATGATGTAGTTTTCGACCATTGTGGTGTATGGTATTCCTGCGTCTTTGTCCCACGTACTCTGGTTGTAGCACCCCTTACAATGATGCTCACAACCGCACACAAATAGGGTACAGCGTGTACCCTTACCGTTTACCACATCGATATCATACAGTTTCATGTAGTTCATTATTCATCATCCAATACTTTACATTCAGGATCGTATAGTGATATCCACAACTCAGTTGTGACAGACATGATATTGTCATCAATTCTGCCATCTTCATGATCTCTGACAATGACACTTTTTAAGTCAAGTACACCCAAATCATGGAAACGTTCATCTTCAGCAAATTTTGATACTTTGCCCTCAAAAGTACCATAATCTTCGTCATTACCAACCTCAACGCATAAGTTTTCATCTGCAATTAAAATGTCTAAAAGCTCTTTAAATTTCATTTTTAACCCCTATTTTTTCAAGTAACCATCTATTATATTTTTGTAGCTCATCATTTTTAGCTACCGAGGTGTTAAACGCCGGAGTTGCCCAGCGTAAATTACTAGCCATATTATTCTTTGGGTCATTGTCGATATGGTCTACTACGGTTTTATGCTCTGGGTCGTCGTTTTCAATAAACGCCTCTGCTACCAACTTGTGTACGCACCTATGAGCCGTCTTATCCTTATAGTGTAGTTGCACACTCAAATATTTCCGTGATGCAACTCTTCTTTTCCCATAAGCAAAAAATGTGTTAGTAGAAAATTGTTTAAATCGTTTAGTCTTAAGATTAAACACTCTGCCATAGTTGCTCACTGCGTAAGTTTCAAAGTCTTTTACGGTCTTCCACTGCTCACCTTTTAAAGACAATGATGTGTCATCATTCAGTTCATCAATTGTCATTGCACTTTTCCCTCACCTTTTTTTCTAATCTCAAAATATTCAGTGATGTTTTTGTGAGTTCTCCGTTATCAAATCTCCATTTTTTCTTGTTGAGTGCTACGTTTTCAGCTCTTGAAATACACGCTAAGTTGCTTATATTCAAATTCATATTATTTCCATCAAGTACAGTAATTATGTGTCCGTCTGGTATCTTCCCGTTGTGCATCTCCCACACCAGATTTTTTACTGGTATCCAGTCAACTTTTTTGCATTGTGTATCACTAATCTTAATGATTAAATGACCGTCTTTGTCTACACTTGTCGATCCAACATCTCTATGCGTCCACGGCATATGACCGTCATGAAATAAAGTGGGCTTTAGCTTTTCCAGCGTCTCTTGTCTCATCGGTACACCCTTATTCCAAGGTTTCTGCCCTTTCTCGAATCTGCAATTAAGTCCACTGGTTATTCTGTAACAACTCATTATGGTATTTATGTTACCAACATCAAAGTTTGTATTGAATTTACGGTTAAGCATCTCCAATATTTCAGTCTTAAGCCTGCCTTTTGCAATGCTTCTGACGTACTCAATCATTTCCTTTCTGTATTTGGTCATCCTTGTTCCCCAGTATGTTTTTTGGAATTTCCCTGTATGGTGACGCACTGCAATCATTCACATACTTATATGCATTAAGCTGGGTGTTGGCATTAGCCACAATAGTTGTGGCAATCTTTGTCACTGCATCACACCGCTTTACCTCTTGATCGATTTGTTCTTGCGTAAAACTCTCATCATTGAGACGCTCAAGGCACATAAATAAGTGATCATTCAAATCAGTGAGTGTATTCTTCATTTTTAATCTCCGTTTTTAGTGCTATAATAAGCACTGCGAATTTATTTTTGACATAATCTGTCTCCTTAAGATGCATAGTTGACGCTATGCATCTTTTTATTTTCCCCAGATATGAGTGTATTTCTTTGGCAGGTGAGCACAGTCTCCAGCTGTTCCATCTGCATTGATAACTTTAATGCACTTCTTGGTCTCCCAGGAAAAAATCACGTCTGGAGTGCCTGTGAACTGCATAAATGCATATACAATCAAAGCGGTTATTGCCAAAATTCCTGCAATTGTTGTAAAAAATGCAACTGTTCGATCCATATTCAACTCCACTTCTTTGCTGTGATTAACGAATTATTACCCATAAAGAAACATTCTGCTTCCAAAATATCACTATACTTTTTGTTTATGCGTTTTTTATATGTAAGCACTGTTTCATCTTGTAATGTAACTGTTTTTTCAGTTCTTCTCAAAACCCGATACAGCTTAAAATCAGGATGTGATACATATGTTTCTCCGACTTCGAATTTATCCATTAATCCCTCAATAAGTACTTTTTAATTCGTTCTGCTGTGACAACATCCACATCATGTTGTGATGCGATCTTGCCATCAAGGATGGTATAAAAAGTGCTACCGCCTTTAACGTCTATATGTTCCCTTGCATAATCACGGCATTCATGCATCTTATTTGTGGTAGTATTTCCAACGTTTTCACCGTTTAC